CGGCTGGTTGAACCACACCGTCACCCCGTCCGCTTCTACCGCCAGCACCGTTCCGGCCGGGCTGCTTCCCGTGGAGGTCATGCTGATGGTGACAGCATCCTCCAGATAGCAGGTCTTTAAGATATCCGTTGCCTTTGCCTGGCTCCCCGGGGTAGCGGAATTTTCCATCACGAATGCCCCGCGGCGCACCTTCACCCGGATGTCCCCGGCCTCCCCGGTCCGGTTGTCCGCCGGCTCCAAGGCCACCCCGGCCACCGTAAGGTTCGCCGCCTTCGAGGCCGGCACCGCGTAGCCGTCCGTCCCAAGGGCCACCATGGTGGCTTCCGTAATGGCTGCGCCGGCTGCCACCGGCAGCACCAGCGTATTAGGGTCTAACTTCTCATTTCCCGTCCGTATCATCTTCTATCCCTCCATACTTCTTTAAATCCTCTTCGGTCACTCCCTGGTTCTTTAAAATCTTCCAGTCGACCTCGGGCTGTTTCCGGTCATCCGCCGCAAAGTGGGTCTTTCCCATGGGGACCACCACCGGGGCCTTCTCCACAAACGCGGCAAAACCCTTGGGGTCGGACAGGGCGTACGCAACCGCCCATTCCTTCTGAGCCGGGGACAGCTTTCCATCCTTCATGGCCAGTCCCACCAGCTCCTGTGCCTTCTGGCTGGCCGCCTGCTTCTCAAGTTCCTTCACTCTCTGCTGGAGAGCCTGGTCCCCTGCCTTGAAGGCCATGATTCTTGCCGTCACGTCCTCCGTCCTTGCGTTCTCCGGAAGGCCTAACAGGTCCAGCACGGTCTTGTTGGCGACCAGCTGCGTCCCGTCCTTTGCAGGGTCCTCCTTCCCGTCCTGTCCTTCCTGGCCGTCCTGCCCTTCCTTGCCTGCCTGCTGTACCAGTTCCTTAATCCGCTTCAGGACGTCCTCTTCCGTTGTCCCTTCCTCCAATCCCAGAAGTTGGATCAGTGCGCTTAATTCCATTTTTGGTTCCTCCTCTTCCTCGATGCTTAATGCATCGGAATTTATGATTGCAAACATACCGGTGATGGCCGGGGTATTGGTCAGCGCAGCGCTGTGGAACACTGCCGCGTGCTGGTCTGCCTTTCTGACCAGTACCACCGGGGACAGGTAGCGGTATTCCTTGTTGGCGATATACTCCCGCCCCTTTGGGGTCCACTCCACCCGGGCCATCAGGGCATCCTCACCCGGATACAGGTCCTTGATCCAGCCGGCCGCCGGGGCCTGCACGTCACTCAGGGTCTGGTGCTCATAATCAATCACCAGGTCCAGCCGGCGCGCCTTGAACTGCCGGATGATTCCGGCAATATCCCGGTCATCCACCTCAAAGTCTCCCTTTGTGCTGCTCACATGCCCTTTGGGCAGCACCCGGATGACCTCCGGCACCCCGCTCAGGTCGATTCCCGACAGGGGCCGGACCGTTAATTCTGTCTTCTTCATCCCATGCGCCTTTCTGTTTTGCGTTTTAACGCGCCATTGACGCGTTTTGACGCGTTAAATTTATCCGGGGCTGGAATTCCCCGCCGGACGGTCCGGATTGGCCTTACGCGCCTTCTGCTGTTCCTGGTACAGCTTCCTTAAGACCGGTGGGAACGCAGCCAGGTCCGGCTTCCACTCCGCCTTCGCCGGGTTCGTCCGGAACTTCGGGTCCGGCAGCAGCGCCTCCGTCTCTCCTGTGGCCATATTGGACGTATCCGGCAGGGCCTGCTCCACGGTAAGCCCCATACGCCTTACCTGCTCCTCCGTCCTGGAGACAACCATACACCGGCAGCCGAATCCGTTGGGCGGATACCAGATATCCCACACCGGGGAATCCGCTGGGAATACCCGTCCGTCCATGGCCGCGTGGCTTTCCCTCACATGCCTGTCCCCGGCCGTCTGGTACTGCCAGTACCTCCGCCGTCCCATCACATCCGGGTCCGTCATCTGCTGGTAATGGCCTACGCTGTAGGCTGTAAGCATGTTCTGACGGAAGATACGGTCCGCATGATAAGGCGTCAGGCCGTCATAGCCCCTCTCCTCCAGGAAACGGTCCATGTTTTCCTGGAATCGTGCCTTCGTGGTCCCTTCCTCTATGGCCCTTTTCAGTTCCTCCAGGAACTGGTTCAGGACCTCAAGCTCCGTATAACCGGCAACCGAAAATGCCAGGGGGCGGTACCATTCCTTCAGTTTCCTGAAGTCCTCATACCGGATGACCCCCTTCTGTTCCAGGAACGCTAAGGCCTCACCGAACACCTCCGGCTCCGTCCCTTCCTTCAGTTCCTTTAATATCTGCTCATCCATCCTGCATCCGCCCCAACATGTTTGATACATACATGACCTGCTCCACCAGCTGGTCAAAATCCTTCACCTTCATGGCATTGTATAACTGCCGCAGGGCCTCCTCGTCCTTCAGCTGCTCCTGCAGGCCTTCCAGGCTGTCGCAGTGCTCCACTAGCTCCAGGACCGGTGACATCATCTGCCGGAAAAAGGCACTGGACTGCTTCACGGCCGCCTCCTCCAGGCGGTCCAGCACCCGCTGGCCGTCTGCTTCCTTTCCATCGGCCTTCAGTCTGAGGCCCTGGAACATGCCGGTGCCAGGCTGCCCCATCCCCTGCATCCCGGGAGCTGCCGGGGCCTTCCCAATGGTTTCCTCCCCCTTTTCCGGGGCCGGGATATTGAACTTCTTGTACAGCCAGCTCTTAGGGATTTCCAGACCGGTGGCCGCCAGGGTGTTCACGATTTCCGCGGTTTCCTTCAGGTCATCCGTATCGGTGGCGTTCAGGACGAAGTACGGTACATGGGCCCGGACGCCGAAGTTGAACTCCACCAGCGGCCGGATGAGGTCCCGGCGCACCGTCTCCATCACCGCCTTGCAGTCCGCCTCCGTCAGGTCCTTCCTCACATCGTTATGGGTCTTGGACTGGGCGTAGGAACCGCCGGAATCCGATGTCAGGGTCTGCCCCACGATGGCCTTGCTCATCTGTTCATCACAGAACCGGGCCAGCCTTTCATAGATATCCACGCTGGACTGCTTGTTGGATTCAATAAACCTGATGTCAGTCCCGGACGGCACGATACCCGCGGCATCCGTCCCCATCCTTACGATGGCATCCATCAGGGCTGCCTTATCCTTTTCACTGGCCGTTGCGTCATAGGTCCCCAGCCGCAGGGGCATCCCGTAGACCTCGCAGAAACTGACCCAGTCCTTCAGGTCATAGTTTTTAAACAGGTACATCCAGGCCACCACCCGCAGCACGCCATACCGGGAAGGGTGGCCCGAACGCGCCTTGTAACGGTGGACGATGAACTTGTTTTCCGGAAGGGGTATCCCTCCCGGGAACGCCTCCGTCCGGAGCATGAGCGCATCGGTCAGGGTATTATAATAAAACTTTTTCTGGTGGACGTACTCAATGTTCCCCACCACCACATGGCCGTCCCGGTATTCCCACTCGATTTCCTGGAAACTGATGCCCTTTCCGATGGCATCCAGGATGTCCATGAGGTTGTCGCTGAACCCGTCCAGCTCCTTCAGCTGTTCCTCCACGAAAGCCGCTATCTCCTGGTCTGTTCCGTCCTGCGAAAAGGGCTGCACCTCCCAGTCCAGGCCCGTCACCGCAAGCTTGCGGGTCTGCAGCTGGGAGAACAGATGGGTGTCCTTGCTTTCCATCTCCTCGAACAGCTCCATCTGCCGGAAGGGGTCCCCGGCGTCCGCCTCCTTGAATATCCGGGCCAGCTTTACCGGTGTCAGGCCGTCAGACGGGTAGCTGCTGAATTTATCGTTCACGTCACGGATGGCAACGGCTGCCATGATGGGTCTGCCGCTTTTTGCCATTTCCGGTGAGAATCTCTTTTTGCTTTTCTTTGCCATCAGTATGCTCCCTCCCCAAACCGCATGGCCCGCCTTAACACGGACTTATAGTCTGTCTTCTTCGCCATGGACTTCACCGCTACCGCCAGGGCCACGGCCATCTGAAGGCCGTCCGGAGCGTCATCATTTCTGCCCATCGGGAACTCCTCCAGCTGCTTAAGCAGTGTCTTATGCTTCCGGTTAAACTTGATATACCCGTTTTTAATGTAGGGCTGCAGGGACTGGATGCGGAACATCTTGTTGGCAATGGACTGGATTTCTTCGATGGGGATATATTCTCCCATTTCAGCAGAAAGCTGTGCCATAACCTCTTTGAAAAAGTACTGAAACTGCACTGTTTCTACCCCGAACCGGAAAAATCCCTTATGATAATCACGTTTCAGACGCCGGGACATCTCAAACACGTCATTGATGATGACATCCGGCTTGCGCCTCTCCACGCTGGCGGCCTCCACGTACATATAGCCGGTGTACTGGTCCAGCGCCAGATTGATGATGGAGGATGTGTCGGCCTTCTTGTTCTTCCCCAGGGACGGGTCGTTGGCTCCCACGAAGATATAGCGGCTGTCCTTCCAATCCATCAATTCCTCTTCATAAAAATCAAACCATTCCGGATTGAACGCTGCATTATCCGGATCAATCGGATTGTTTTGCAACTCGCTGTTAAAGGCTGCCTCCCCATCCGACACGCGAATGACCATCAATTTGTAATAGTCCATCTTCTCCGGCCACAGGACCAGGGTGCCCTCCAGCATCTCAGTTTCGTTGGCCTCGTAATACTCCCTTGCATGCTCCTTATGCTTTTCGTCAAACAGGTTAGTATAGATCTCTGTCCATGTATCCCAAAGATCATCCCGCTCGGAAAAGGCCATAACCGCCTGATAAGTCCGTGATTCATACTCCGGGTTCTTCAGGACATTACTAAGCAGGGAATCATAGTGGAGCACAGTACCAATGTACATAATATCTGTATAGGTATCACCGGCCTTGGATACAGCCTTCTTAAACCATGAATCCAGCTTGTGACGCTGGTCTGCGGTGTTGACGTTCTCATCGTTCTCCACATCATCCAGCACGATCAGATCCGGCCTCCAGGCCCGGTGCCTGCGGCCCCTTATCTTCTTTCCAGATCCGATGGCCTCAATCTTCACGTCCGCTGCTGTCAGGATAATGTTGCTTTTCCACACCTTCCCCTGCTGCTTTCCAAAGTCCTCCCGTATGTCCTGATTCTCCTCTAACTCTGTCTTGATGTCCGTCAAAAAGCCTTCCGCCTGGTCCGATGAATCGGAAAGTATGATGATATAGTGCTTGTAGCGGTACAATGCAGCATGCAGGGAATCCTTGAATGTGAAATTTGTGGATTTTGCATGCCCACGTGGAGCTGCTACCACACTCTTGCTGCCATCCATACGTGAGATTTCCACCGCCTCCCGGTATGGATTGCGGCTCTTCAGCACGCCTTTTGTCCAGATTGCATCCAACTCTTCATGAAATTGTGGAGACTTGCGTACGAAGTAGTGTTTCAGGTAGGCCCGGCCAAAGTATCCCAGATCAATGGCCGCCAGGCGCTTCCTGAGCCCCTTAGGTCCTGTCAGTGCGGCTCCGTCCTTATACAGACGGGCCAGTTCCTGCCGTTCCTTCCAATTATCCTGGCTACGGAGAATATACTCTTCAAACAGCTCCCGCTGGTAGTTCTCTTGTTTCTTTTCTTCCTGCTCCTCCCCATCCTCATCCAGGAGCACCAGGTATTCGTCAATGTCAATCATTCAGCATCATTTCCTTTGCGCGTGTCAGGATCTCCTTCAGCTTAACTGCAAGTTCCGGATCCGACTTAATGGTCTTCATGATTTCTCCTTCCATTTCCTGAAAGGCCAGGTCCGCCTTATCCTTCATGTCCTGGCGGACCTTATCTTTATAGGCCTTGGTCCGGCTTAAGGATGCAATCAGACGGCCTGCCTTGTCTAACGGCAGGTAGTCAAACTCATCCTCCGCTGTTGCCAGGCGGTTAATCAGTCCGTCCATCATCAGCATCAGGCCCGCCTCAGTATAATCCGCATCCGGGTTCTTCCGGACCACGTTTACCAGGGCCTCGGTCCGGGACTGGGCCTCCAGTAAACGCTGTGCAGCCGTATTGCTCCGGACCGCATACCGCCCCACGCTGCTTTTGCTGATTTCATAGCCCTTTTCCTTCAGCCAGCCGCTGACGTCCTG